AAACATCCAATCGGCATACTATTCCCCCTACATTCTGTAGGCCACGATGCCCCCGAAAGGAAAATTAAAATGAATGACGTAGTAGCAGTAATCCCAGATAACCCTAAACAAGTAATGTTCGCTGAACGTAGGTATACCAACGAAGAGCGTAACGAGCGAGAAGAGAAAGAGCTAGAGGCTCTCATTGCAGAGAATAAAGGTGAGACTGAAGAAGTTAAGCCTGACCCTGAAGAAGCTGAAGAGCCAGCTAATGCTGAAGAGAAGTCCTTTAAGAAACGCTATGGTGACCTCCGTCGTCATATGCAGAAGAAGGAAGATGAATTTCAAGAGCAGCTTGATGGGCTTAAGTCCCAGCTAAGTAAAGCTACACAGCAAGAGATTAAACTACCCAAGTCAGATGAAGACCTTGATGCATGGATGAAAGAATATCCCGACGTAGCCGATATTGTTAAAACTATTGCAATGAAGACTAATGCAGAACAGGCTGAGTACTATGAGACAAGGCTTGCAGAGATTGATAAGAAGCAGTCTAAAGTAGACGAAGCCACTGCCGCATCTGAGTTGGCAGCTTTGCACCCTGACTTTGAAGACATTAAAGACTCTGACGCGTTTCATGATTGGGTAGAGTTGCAACCTAAATGGGTGCAGGACGCACTGTATGAGAACGCACACGATGCATACTCAGCGGGTCGGGCTATTGATCTGTACAAAGCAGACATGAAGATCAAGGCTAAGCCTAAGGCTTCTGAGACTGCTGCCAGTGCAGTAGATACCAGAGCTACCCGTGTACAGCCTGATGATGACTCTGGAAGCGGTAAACTTCTTGAGTCTTTTGTAGACGCACAGGACATGGATTGGTACGAAAAGAATAAAACTAAGGTACATGAAGCGATCCAATCTGGCAACTTTATCTATGACGTAACTGGTGGTGCTAGATAAAAAAGTTAAATAAAGTAAAAATAATGCTTGACAAATAGACTTTGCTGAGTATAACTATATAGAGTTGGGATAATTGTACGTATATACAACGCAGCCCCTTAGCAGGATTACCTGATCACGTATATACGTACCTTCCCATACAATCCACAAACATACATATCGTATTGACAACCTGATTGATCAGGCCCAATAATACTTATGGTAGGCCAACCATAGTAGCATTGCACCCTGAAGACGTTAGCCTCATGTTTCGTATATGTGAGTTTGTATCTGTTACCAAAACATAGGAGAATTATAATGGCTTTTGGTACTGCTGCGGGTTATGGTAACCTGCCTAATGGCAATTTCTCTAGTGTCATTTATAGCAAACAGGTGCAGCTTGCACTACGCAAGGCTGCTGTCTGTGACGCTATCACGAACAATGACTACTTCGGGGAAATTTCCGCAATGGGTGATACAGTCCGTATCATCAAAGAACCCGAAATCACCGTTAAGGCATATTCTCGTGGAACGACTATTGTTCCTCAAGACCTTGACGATGAAGACTTCTCAATGACCATCGACAAGTCAAACTACTTTGCTTTCAAAGTCGATGACATTGAAGAAGCTCACAGCCATGTCAACTTTCAGGCACTGGCATCTGATCGTTCAGCTTATCGTTTGGCTGATCAGTTCGACCAAGACGTACTGGGCTACCTGTCCGGTTACACACAGTCTGCACTGCACGGCACCCCTGACACCGCTAACACAACTGTTAACGGCTCTAAGGCTGTCTCCACTGCTGGCTCGGACGAACTGCTTGCCAACATGAAGCTTGACGCTTCTGACTTCACTGATGGTGCTGGCTCTGCTGGTACTGCTGATCAGTCTATCGGTCTGGCTCCACGCGCTGGTGGTGCTACGGACACAACTCCTGCCGCAGGTTCTACCTTCCCGGCTTCTGTTGTTGCTCGTATGGCCCGTAAGATGAACCAACAGAATGTTGACACTCAGGGCCGCTGGTTGGTCGTTGATCCTGTCTTCATGGAATTGCTGGCTGACGAAGATTCACGTTTCATGAACGCTGACTTCGGTGAGTCCGGTGGCCTTCGCAATGGTCTTGTTCTCAAGAACCTGCATGGCTTCCGTGTCTACATGTCCAACAACCTCCCTGCTGTTGGTACTGGTCCCGGCACAGTTGGTGGCTCTAACGCTTCTAACTATGGTGTGATCGTAGCTGGTCATGACTCTGCTGTAGCTACTGCTGAGCAGATCAACAAGACTGAAACTTATCGCGACCCGGACAGCTTTGCTGATATCGTCCGTGGTATGCATCTCTATGGTCGTAAGATTCTTCGCCCTGAAGCAATCTCTACTGCCCTCTGGAACTTGGAATAGGAGTATAAATCATGGCTGCTATTACAGGTCAAGTCTCAACCGCCCGTGGCGGCACTGTCCGTGGACGTATGCCTTATCTGGTAGACGTATCCATTGACCTTGCACAAGCTGCTACGGATAAAGGTAGTGCAGTTGTTGCTACGGATACAATCCAAGCAATTACTGTCCCTGCCAATACGGCTATCCTCGCCGCTGGTATCGAAACTACTACTGCCCCTGCTGGTGGTTCTTCGTTCTCCGTTGACCTTGGTGTCACCGGTGGCGATGTCGATACCTTTGTCGATGGCTATGCTGTTACTGGCTCTGCCGCTGGTGCCTACGCTTCGATCCCCGCAACGGGTTCTGGCATGGCCTATGTCGGTTCTGCCGCTGATACACTGGACCTCCTGTGCATCGGCACCACGGTTGACACCTCTGGCGTTCTCCGTGTATGGGCTATCTTGATGGACATTGACAGCATCGGTGACGTTGCTGCTGATGAAGTCGCAAGAGACGCTCTTGCTTAAGTGATTGTGTGGGGGAGTGTAAAAACTCTCCCACATATCATTGTTTCTATAGGGGTTAACCTTGGCCTATAACTTTCTTGAATTAGTTAATAAAGTAAACAGACGCTTGAATGAAGTGGAGTTGACCTCCTCTAACTTCGCGACTGCTAAAGGTTTTAACGCCCACGTTAAAGATGCGGTTAATGCAGCTATCAGGTATATCAATCAGAAAGAATACCAGTGGCCTTTTAACCATACTACCTTTGATGAAACTCTGGTATTGAACCAGACACGTTATGCATTTCAGTCGGACTGTAAAGTGATCGACTTCGGTAGCTTCCGTATTCAGGAAAGCACTAGCCCGTCCGTAGCTACAAAGAAGCTGGACATTATCACATATGAAGCCTATTTGTCCACAGATATAAAACAAGAGTATGATGCAGATAATGGTACTAATGGTGTTCCTAAGTTTGTATTTCATGGCCCTGACCTCACTTACGGGTTAAGTCCTCAGCCTGATGCAGCATACACGCTGACGTATGAGTACTACACTTTCCCTACGGACCTCTCTGCATCAACCGATGCCCCCACAATCCCCCAACGCTTTGAACATGTAATCATTGATATGGCTATGCATTATGCATACATGTTCCGTAGCAATGAACAGCAAGCTCTCGTCGCCAAAGAACGCGCAGACGAAGGTATTGAAGATATGCGCTCTATGTTGATCAATAGGTACTATGCCGTTGAGTCAGGTATGATTCAGTCTAGCACAGGTAGCTTCGGTATCACCTCGTCTATCCTGTTGGCTAACTAATGGATGGGTGGAGTACCTTCCCAGTTGAGTTGAAGGGTGGCCTTGTAACTGACAAGAGTTTACTTCAACAAGGTATTAACTTACCGGGAAGCGCACGTATCCTTCGTAACTTTGAACCTTCTATCCAAGGTGGATACAGGTTAGTTGAAGGTTACGCCAAGTACGACACAAACTTTATCCCTCCTAAAGGGGAACCTGTAGTACAGGCTAGTGGACAATCAGGTACTACACTAAATATAGCTAACCTCTATACCACCCCTACAGATGGCGATACTTTTACTATTGCTGGTGTAACAGGTACATATACTATAGCAGTAGAAGGTGTATCCTTTAACTCTACTAACAAGACTGCTGCACTTACTATCACACCTACCCTAGCTTCAAGTCCTGCGGATCAAGCTGCTGTTACCTTTGCTAATACTACGGATAATGTTATTGGCGTAGACTTCTTTAACAGCATGTCTTTCACACAGCGTAACTCTGATATCTGGACATCTAGTGGTAGTGGCTTTACAAGGATTAACGTACCTAGTTATGGTACCCCTCTAGTAAACGGTGCAAGTCAAACAGGTACAAGCTTTATTGTAGATGGCTTCACTAGTACCCCACAGGTAGGGGATGTATTCACTGTAGCAGGTATTGAAAAAGCTTACACGATTACTGCTGCTGTTACTTTGTCAAGCGGTGGGGCTACCATTACTATAGCTCCCGCACTGGCATCAAGCCCCGCAGATGATGCAGCGATTACATTCCTAAGTACAGATCGTAGCGGTTCTCTCAGGGTAGAGACAGAGATATTCGACTTCACAGGTAGTAAGAAACTTGCTATCGTAGATGGACAGAATAACCCTGCATACTGGGACGGCTCCACTTTCACAGTATTTGACGATGCTAGTAGTGACATCACAGGCGCACAACATGTAGTATCTTTTCAGGATCACCTGTTCTTTGCCAAGAATAAGATCATAAGTTTCCTTGCACCCTTTAGTACTGACGATGATAGTATTGCTAACGGAGCAGGTAACTTTAATGTAGCTGACACAATCAATGGGCTGCATGTATTCCGTGACCAACTTATTATCTTTTGTGAACAGAAGATACTTAAGGTCACAGGCTCTTCGGCTGGTAACTTCCAAGTAGTCCCTGTCACTGAGGATATAGGTTGTATCGCCAGAGACACCATCCAAGAAATAGGTGGTGACGTAATGTTCTTGGGGCCTGATGGTTTGAGGCTCCTTACTGCAACAGATCGTATTGGTGACTTTGGTCTTGCCGCTATCTCTCGTAAGATACAGAGTGTCTTCGTAGACTTCCAAGCTGCCAATACATCTTTCTGCTCAGCCTTGATTAGAGAGAAATCTCAGTACCGTATCCTAGGATACAATGCAGGTTTCACTAAAGAGAACGCTCAAGGTATTACGGCTACACAGTTTGCACAGCAGGGTGGTGACAGTATAGACTTTGCTGAGCTTAGAGGTTTCAATGCTATATGTGCAGCCTCAAGGTATGATAGCGGTGTAGAGTATGTACTGTTTGCTAATACTACTGGCTATCTCTACCGTATGGAGAACGCAGTAAACACACAGGACGGTGACAATATCGTAGCTACATTCGCTACACCTCACTGGCCTATTGAAGACCCTAGAGTACGTAAAACTTTCTATAAGGTATTCTTCTATTTAGACCCTCAAGGAGCAGTATCCTTTGGTGTTAACCTTAAGCTAGACTTTGATAGTCAAGGCACTATCCAACCCGATACGGTTGACTTTGATAACCAAACTAACTTCGTAGCCTTTTATGGTACTGGTGTATTTGGTGCAGCCTCTTACGGCGATAGACTTAGTTATGTGTTCGGTTCACAGCTTATAGGTTCAGGCTTTAATGGGTCCATTCAGATTGAGTATGACGGTTCGGACCCTGCGTTCACACTGGACGCTATGACAATTGAGTATGCTAACAATGATAGGCGATAAATAATGGGAACAGGATATACTCGTAACGATTCCAGTAACAACATTGCTGATGGCAACATCATTAATGCGAGTGATCTGGATGGTGAGTTTGATGCTATTCAATCCGCTTTCGATGGTAATACAGGTCACTCCCATGACGGTACAACTGGTGAAGGCCCTGTAATTGCGGAGCTTGCAGATGGCACTGTTGTCAACGGTACTACGCTTGTCTTTGAAGGTACTGCCGATGATTTTGAAGCTACTCTGGCTGTTACTGACCCTACTGCTGATGTTACTGTTACTCTCCCTGATGCTACCGATACACTGGTAGGTAAGGCAACCACCGACACACTCACGAATAAAACACTCACCTCCGCTGTATTGAACACAGGTGTTAGTGGTACTGCTGTGCTTGATGAAGATACTATGACTTCTGATAGTGCTACACAGCTAGCTACACAGCAGTCTATTAAAGCCTATGTAGACGCACAGGTAACTGCTGCTGATTTAGACCTTGCAGGTGATACTGGTACAGACGCTATTGACCTCGACAGTGAGACATTAACGCTGGCTGGCGGTACTGGTATTACATCTGTAGCATCTTCTGGTACTAACACTGTAACCTTTAATATCGACAGCACTGTAGCCACACTCACTGGTTCACAAACTTTATCAAATAAAACCTTGACATCGCCAGTACTGAATGGTACACTTAGCGGCACAGCGTTTCTTGATGAAGACACTATGACTTCAGATAGTGCAATAGCTGTCGCTTCACAACAGTCTATTAAGGCTTACGTAGATACCCAACTCACCGCAGAAGACCTAGACATTGCTGGTGATAGCGGTACTGACGCCATTGATCTTGATAGTGAAACCCTCACCCTAGCTGGTGGTAGTGGTATTACCTCAGTTGCATCTTCTGGCA